ATGACTGCGGCCTAAATCCATGGTGGATCCTGGCAATCCTTATTCCTTGGGTTGGCGGAGTATTCTCTATCGTTATCGGATGCCTACCATCTAAAGACTAACATAATCTTCAAGGAGAAAGCTATGAGTAAAGAACCAAATTATAGTGAGTGGACAGACGAAAAAATAAATGAGTTACTCAGTGTCTTGTTAGGTGATGAACTCACGGCCATGATGATGGAGGAGGTCGAAGTAGCGGATGACTTGATGGCGGGTTGTGTAGACCAGACCTATATCGCTGAAGAAATGTTGAGTGATATAGGTGTAAATTTAGTAAGACAGAGGGGTTGACGAATCACCTATGATGTGTTACAATAATACAATCTAAAGAAGGAGAATATGATAACTATGTGATAAGAGGTGGTTTATATCACCTCATTATATAAATAATGATACACAATGCGGTCTTAGGACCTTGTGAATCTATCCCTCATAATTTATAAGGAAACAAATATGAGAAACACACTATTAGCTGCGACAGTAGCAACTACTTTAGCATCAGCCGCTGTGGCTGACGTGACCTTTGTTCCATCGCCGGTATCAAACCCGACAGCGATGTATGATGTTGAGTTCTTTGCTGTAGCAGAATATGCTATCGAAGCAGAACAGTTTGACGGTATCATGGGTGGTGTATACTACTTTGATGGCACTGACTTCTCTGTTTTTGCTGACATGAACCTCGTCAAACTAGACGGAGATGAAGTAGACATCAGCACTTGGGACTTAGGTGCGCAGTATGCTATCAACGACAACTCTTCAGCCTATATGGTCGTAAAGTTTGACGATGATATGGACTATGATGATGTAACAGTTGGAGTTGCTTTCAACTTCTAAGGTATATCGCTCTAGAGGCTTTTGTCTCTAGAGCATATATATTACTATGATATTGATGAAAGGATATAATAAATGTTTACAGCCATTGCGCTGGTTTGTGCGATTGACGCCCTACCCTTTAAGGATTGCGCGATGATGCACTCACCCGTCGAATCAAAAGCAGAAGATATATTTTATTATGAGCGAGAGTCAGATTGTACACTCGCAGCGCAGTCACTATTCCTAATGACAGTCCCAGGTGGACCGCTTGATGGAAAGTATATCGCAGACTTCCACTGTTTGAAATGGAATCCAGTTCCACCGGGATCAAGCACATGATCGTTATATATGGAACCCAATCCTGTTCTTGGTGTAAGAAAGCAACCGAACTAGCTTCGGACTATAATCTAGAGTTTGAGTATCGTGATGTTGAAACGAATCAAGAATGGCAGAATGAATTGTTGAAAGCCGTTCCAAACTGTAATACAATCCCTCAGATAGTATGGCATGATAAGGTTATCGGAGGATATGAACAATTCGCAAGCGAAATAGAAAATACAAGGAATTTTGGTGATGGACCAGTGTAATACAAATGAAAGCGAATCGAATGTGTATGGAACTTTTGTGATAGAGCAGTCCAACGTAAAGGAACTCTTATCTTTGGGTAAGGTAGAAGTTGTTTTCACAAAGAAAGATGGCACGACCCGTGTTATGAATTGTTCTCTGAGTAAAGAGTTTGTGCCTGAGCAATTAGAGATGGCTTTAGATGAGGGTAAGAAGATAGTGAACCCTGATGTTCAAGCAGTCTATGATATAGAGGCTGAGGGTTGGCGCTCTTTTCGTTGGGATAATGTTCAGACAGTGAATGGGATTGAGTTTTGTCATTAGAGACTAATGAACTAAGTAAGAACGCAATGGGCGGCACTGAACTAATGCAGTGTCGCCTCGAATCTTATGTTGATCCAGATTTACTCTCTCAGTTTCAAGTGATACCATCACGGGTAAGAGATATTGATCCTCATAAGAAAACAGTCTTATGGCTTCATGATCTACACACCGATCCTGAGGTTCAGCATCTCAAGGATGGTGGTTGGAAGAAATATGACAAATTGGTATTCGTATCTCACTGGCAGCAACAGATGTATAAAGCATATCTTGACGTGCCATATGATGCGGGTATAGTATTACGCAATGCGATTGATCCCATTGAAGATCATGATAAACCAAACGATGGACCAATTCGTTTGACGTATTTCAGCACGCCGCATCGAGGTCTGGATATTCTTTATCACACGTTCAACACATTAGCTAATGAGCATGATGTTGTACTAGATGTTTACTCATCTTTTGACTTGTATGGGTGGGCGTCTAGAGATGAGCCTTATAAAGAACTTTTTGATAAGTTGAATAACCACCCCAAGATAAACTACAGTAAGTCTGTGAGTAATGAAGAAATACGAAAATCGTTGTTACAGTCTCACATTCTAGCTTATCCATCTACATGGCCCGAGACTTCTTGTCTTGTGCTTATAGAGGCGATGAGTGCTGGTTTATACTGCGTTCACTCATCACTCGCAGCATTGCCTGAGACTTCACTCTCACTAAATAATATGTATGCTTTTCAAGAGGATAAGATGAGTCACGCTAATCTATTCTATAACTATCTCAAGCTGGCTGTTATGGCTTTCGAGAATCCTGAGTATAGAGCAAACTTGACAACAAGGACTAAACTAACCAAACTAGTCTCTGATTCAGTTTACTCTTCGAGAAATAGATCGGTAGAATGGACAAATGTTCTAAAACATCTCTTGACAACAGAATAGTATTGTGCTATAATGATTCGTAGTTGATAAGAATGAAAGAGGTGAGCCATGGCTCGTATGACGAAAAGAAGAAAGATTCGTGAACAGATGGGAACATCAGTAAAGACCATCAAGCAAAAGCGTAAGCGTAAACCTATGACTGAAGAGCAAAAAGCCGCAGCCGTTGAACGATTAGCTAAGGCTCGCGCTGCTCGACAAGCAAATCAAGGTCCCCCTAAGAATGTCCATCCAGACGTTCTTGCTTTATCTGATGATGATACGTTGTCACTCAAGAATGTAAGAGAGTGGATCAAAACTCAGAAAGAGATGTTGACATCAGTGCGGGGTGATGTTCGGGCTGACGTGAAGGGCGCACTTGCTCGTAAGACTTCAATCGAAGGTTATATCCGCAATCTTGATCGATATATTCGTGACGGCGTATATGCTGACTTGTTCTATGGTGAGCATCAGCAGAACCAATTACGACTCAACTCTGTGAGAATGGCGTATGATGAAGATGGCAACATCAAGAGATCATTCGGTGTATTCTACGCTGACTTGGGTGGCGTATACATCGGACCAGGAAAGATAAAGGTGAATGGTATGATTCAGGAGTGTGAAGATGTCTGATATTATAGATATAGGGAACTCATCCAAGAACGCTAAGGGTGATGAGAATGTTCTAAACATAGATGCTTTTCGTAAAGATAGGGATGAAGAGGGTGAGACTGATACACATGATGAGGTATCATCAGAAATAGCAGTAGCCTTTACTCACCATCTAATCCGTCGGTTACAAAAATCGGGATACGTTATTGAAGACTGTCCAGAAGTAGCGCACGATATATTGCTAATTGCTGAAGCAGTCAAGAGCATTACATATACGCTTGAGGGTATAGATTATCCTATGCATAAAATCGCCGAGGGGCTATTTCCATTAGAGAATCCAGATGAGTTTCTTGAAGAGTTTCTTGATATCCCATATGATGACGAAGACGAATAAACACTTGACAATCTGTGTCTAATACTATATAATAGTAGCAGAATGGAGAAACACTATGATACTTGTAGACCTAAGTCAGGTTATGATATCTACGCTAATGGCGCAGATAGGTAACCACCAGAATATGGAACTAGATGAGAATATGTTACGTCACATGATTCTCAATACGATACGATTCAATCGCAAGAAATTCAATTCAGAGTTTGGCGAGTTAGTCATATGCGCTGATGATAAGAACTACTGGCGAAGAGATATATTCCCCTACTACAAAGCGGGTCGTCGTAAATCCCGTGACAAAAGTGAGATGGACTGGAACGCTATCTTCGAGGTACTCAATCGTGTGCGTGAAGAACTCAAAGAGTTTTTTCCGTATCAAGTCCTTCAGATTGAACACGCTGAAGCTGATGATATAATCGGCACGATAGTTCATCAAGAGGGTACTGTACTCAATACTGGTGAACCCATATTAGTTCTCTCAGGTGATAAAGATTACATTCAACTTCACAAGTATGCGAATGTTAGTCAATATGATCCCACTCGTAAGCGTTGGATCAAGCATAGTGATCCTGAAGGATATCTCTATGAGCATATTATGAAGGGTGATGCTGGTGACGGTGTACCTAACGTTCTCTCGCCTGATAACTGTCTTGTAGTTGGTGAGAGACAACGCCCTGTGACTCGTAAGCGACTTGAAGACTGGAAAACATCTTCTAATATGGACGAGACTGTAAAGCGTAACTATATGCGCAATAAAGCAATGATTGATCTAAGCACAATACCTGATAATATCAAAGATCAGATATTGACTAAATATAATGTAGAGAATACTAAAGATCGTTCTCAACTACTGAACTACTTTATGAAGAATAAACTTCGCAACCTAATGGAAAATCTAAACGAGTTTTAAAAAATGACACCATCACTATCAGAAATCATAAACAAAGCCTGTACACTCAAAACAAACGAAGAGAAGGTGAATTGGCTTCGAGCAAATAACACAGTAGCCCTACGCAACATTCTTATTGTCATGTATGATAAGAATAAGATAGAGTTACTAATTCCAACAACGGCTCCACCTTATACACCCTCTGAGTCTCAAGAGAACTATGGGGCGCTATTGCGTGAGGCGCGTAAACTGAAATACTTCGTCAAGGGTCGAGGCAGTGACGATATGAAACAAATAGTTCGTGAGCGTGTATTCATAGAACTACTTGAGACTATCCATAAAGAAGACGCAAAACTTCTTCTGAAAATGATAAAGCAAAAGCCACTCAAAGGTCTTACAGCAAAGACTATCAATGAGGCCTTTGGTGTGATCATAAGCGGAGAGAAGACCGATGGCTAAGAAGAAGAGTCGGGGCGACCGTAGTCTTTACGAGGAAGATGAATGGGGCGACGATAGAGATTTACAGAGAAAGCGTTACGATAAGGTAAAGGTGGCTATCAAGAAAGCAAGGAAATATAAACGCAAGCAAAGAGATGCGACACTAAACGGAGAGTAGATTATGAATCTAAAGCATAAATTTTTGACTTATGTTGAACTTCAAAAATCAGCGAATGATCTAAAATTTCAAATAGGGACAAACAACCCTCGGACAGCAGAGGCTTATGAAAAAGCGAATGTGTTGAAAAGGGAACTATTGAATATCTTTGAGAGTATGGAATAAAAATTATAAATACTCGAAGGAGTAAGATATGCTAGGGTTCACAGATCATTTATATAAGATAGACGAAGCCTTTAGCATCAGGAAGATGTTCAAGGGGTTTCTAAGTCTACTCAAGAAAGCTATAGGTAAGCTGAACTTTGGGAAAAAGGTATCGATCAAACTTACACCTTATGTTGTCGTGAAAGAAGATACTGTAGATATGAAATCGAGAATGGGATACCTAGCAGAATATTCAACTGCTTGGTATCTCTCTCAGCAACTTGAACAGAAGAAGTTGCGAATTACCCCACGCACAGCCTCATCCTCGACGGGTGCTACTTATAAATCTAAGATATCTGATATCAAAAGACTGGGTGGTGACGCAAAAGAACTTCAGCGTATGGACGAGGCTGGTAAAGCAATGGCTTCTCAGATAATGTTAGACATTGCTCAACACACCGAAGACACTATGCTACTCGTATTCGATTTAGAGATGACGGGTGATTCTGGTAAGGGTAAGACTAAAGCTGACCTCATACTCAACATTACAAAAGATGATAAGTCCACTATTGTAGATAGAGTAATGGCTTCACTCAAAGCATACAAGACCTCTAACATCAATCTATCTAACTCGACATTCGTATCGTTTATCAAGACACTATTCTATGATGATCCTTCAAGTCTGCCTCGTGATACGCTAGAATTTATTATTCAGTTTGGGAAAGACTTTCGTGGCTCTCAAGAAGATATGAACAATCTCTATGATCTTCAGACAATTATTGGTACTGGTATCAAGGGTGGTATGAGCAAGGCTGAGGCTCGTAAGGTAGCTAAGACAACTCACGGTGACGTGATAGAGGTGATGTGTCGTATCTTTGATACACACTATAAGCGAAATAAAGCAGAGATAGATGCTCGGATGCTGAAGATGATTGGGTTCGATGGTGATGATGACTTCTACGCAGCGGTGGGTGTACCAGGTAAGATGGGTGTTATATCATCTCGCGCGAGTGTAGAACTCAAGAAACTTATGATAGAGATACACAAGGGCTTTGACTTATCTATGAAAAGGAACGGTCAAACAAGCAACGCTCTTGTTGAGTTTCTATCGCCCGATGGCACGAAGCTAGTATCTGCGTCAGTGACATTCGCTGATACGGGTGGTAAGTATCCATCAGGAAAAACAAACTTCTGGTTCAACTATAAAGAATTTGTAAATAAAATTGACGATAGGGGTTGACAAGACTGTTTAGTTATGCTACAATATACATGAAAGTGAGATGATATGAAACAGATGAATGAGAAAGTGATTCTAACAGACTGTGACGGAGTTCTCTTCGATTGGGCGTTTGCCTTCCATGAGTGGATGAGAAAGCACGGTTACGAGCGAGAGTCCTTCGGTCAATATGACATGGCTGAGTCTTACGGCGTGTCAAAGAAATACATCAAGAAATTAATCAAGATGTTCAATGAAAGTGCCTCGATAGGTAAACTACCACCTCACGCTGACGCTATCAAATATGTCAAGAAACTTCATGAAGAACACGGGTTTGTGTTTCATGCGATTACTTCGTTGAGTGATGATCACTCTGCTCAAGAGTTGCGGACTAAGCAACTCAAGGCTATGTTTGGCGAGACTGTGTTTGTTGAGTTCAAGTATCTTGACACTGGTGCTGACAAAGACGAAGCGCTTGCTGAGTATAAAGACTCATACTGTGCTTGGATTGAGGATAAGAAAGAAAACTGTGACCTCGGTATTGAGTTAGGTCTGAACTCTTTTCTCATGGCTCATGATCATAACGATGAGTATGAGGGTGAAGGTATTCGGGTCCAGAACTGGAAAGAAATCTATGAAGAATTGGCACTATAATAACTTTTATATAAATATAGAGTAATGAGAAGACAAGGATATATTTATGCCGACTTACACTTTTCGAAATGTTGATACAGGTGAAGAGACTGAGAAACTTCTCACACTATCTGAGCGAGAAACGTTCTTAGAACAAAATCCCAACATGAAACAATGCCTTAGTGTCGTGTCTTTTGGCGACTCGGTAAGACTTGGCATTACAAGAACAGATAATAACTTCAACGATGTTTTGAAGAATATCAAGTCACATCATAGGGGATCTAACATAGAAACAAGATAAGGTGATAATAAAATGCCTGCCCAAAACAAGCGTATGACTAAAAAACAAAAACGAGTTTTGAAACAAGACGGGATCATAGAACTAGGAACGAAACTAACATCTAGATTCAATCTAAAGAGTGGCATAACTCCTATGACTGAGAACCAAAAACTAGCTTTTGATTCTTGGGATGAGGGATACAATCTTATGTTACATGGGATAGCGGGAACGGGTAAAACGTTTCTGGGGTTATACTTCGCTCTCTCGCAGGTAATGAATAGACGATCACTATATGAGAGAGTTTATATAGTGCGATCAACTGTCCCGACAAGGGATCAAGGATTCCTCCCAGGATCCCAGAGACAAAAAGAAGCAGTATATGAAGCTGCGTATGTTGAGATTGCGGCCGAACTATTTGATAGAGGTGACGCTTATAACATACTGAGACAGAAAGACCTTGTGAGGTTTACGTCTACGTCATTTCTTCGTGGCACTACGTTTCGAGACTGTGTGGTATTAGTTGATGAAGTTCAGAACATGGCTGATCAAGAACTTCATACGGTGATGACACGCATAGGGGAAAACAGTAAGATTATTTTTTGCGGTGACGTGAATCAAGATGATCTAACAAGCGAAAGAAAGCGTGAGATGTCAGGTCTAAGAAACTTTATGAAGGTGATAGGAAACATGGATGAGTTTGACTTCGTTGAGTTTCAAGCCAGTGACATTGTTCGTTCAGAACTAGTAAAATCTTATATCATAGAGAGAGACAGACTAGGGCTATAGGGGGGTGAACCTTGATAAAGAGAATCAAGACTCGAGGAGGCGATGAGTATGACGCTTTATCGCCTACTCGTAAATATCACATTTGGGGTAAAGGACAACTCAGAAGAATCAAGCGTGGCTATAACAAACGACTGCGTAAAGCCTTGAAACTGAAAGTTCGTGGAGATGACGATCTATAGAAAGGAATATATTATGTTTACCCATATAGAAGAAACTCAG